CTCGACCTTCCCGAAGTCGATCCGAGGCAGCACCCCGAAAATCAAAGGCACTTGCCAGATCGAGGCGGCGGCGAGCGAATCGCCCCACCTGTTCCGGCTTCATGTGCCATGCCCGCATTGCCAGGCTGAGCAATACCTGAAGTGGGGCGGCAAAGACTGCGCTTTCGGCATCAAGTGGGACTCAGACAGTCCGGGCAACGCCTGGTACGTCTGCGAACACAACGCCTGCATGGTCCAGCAGCACGAAATGCAGGATCAGCACGCGAAAGGGCGCTGGATCTGCGAGAAAACCGGCATCTGGACACGCGACGGCCTGGACTACTTCAGCGCCGACGGCGAAGTCATTCCGACGCCTGACTCGGTCACCTTCCACATCTGGACGGCATACAGCCCGTTTACGACGTGGGGGCGAATCGTTCTTGACTTCTACAAGGCCAAGGACGACCGCAACAAGCTGAAGACCTTCATCAACACCACGCTCGGCGAAACCTTCGACGAAGACGAGGGCGAGAAAGTCGAGTGGGAGACGCTGTACGGTCGCCGCGAAGTGTTCCCGCAGGTTCCGATGCGGGCCGTAGCCCTGGCTGGCGGTATCGATACCCAGGATGACCGCTACGAAGGCCGCGTGTGGGCGTTTGGCGCTGGCGAGGAGTGCTGGCTTGTTCATCGCTTCATTCTGCACGGCGATCCAGCCAGCGAAGAACTGCGCCGGAAGGTCGGGTTAGAGATCAATCGGCAGTTCACTCGCGCAGACGGCCTACCGATGAAGGTTGACCGCTGGTGCTGGGACTCCGGCGGCCACTACACCGACGAGGTGTATGCCGAGAGCCGCAAGCACGGCGTTACGTGGGTTATCCCGATCCGCGGCGCCAACACCTACGGGAAGCCGATCGCCAACATGCCGCGCACGCGGACCAAGGCGGGCGTCTACCTGACCGAAGTCGGCACCGACAACGCCAAGGAGCTGATCTACAGCCGGTTGCGGTTGCCGATCGACACGGCGCGAAGCCAGGCCGGCGACATGCAGCCAGGATCGATTCACTTCCCGGCCAATGACGACATCTGCGACGAGACGGAGCTGAAACAGCTAACGGCTGAAACCAAGCGCCTGAAGATCGACAAGGGGCAGCGCGTTTACCGCTGGGAAGCAAACGGCCGGCGCAACGAGGCTCTGGACTGCTTCGTATATGCCCTGGCCGCGCTGCGTATTAGCCAACAGCGCTTCGGCCTGAACCTCGACGCTATCGACCCGGCGTCGCCTGAAACTCAATCAAACGACGAGCGCCCGCGGGTGCAGTCCTCCTACTGGAGATAGTGATGGCATTCACGCGCGAGCAATACGACACGCTGAAAGCGGCCATCGCAGGCGGCGAGCTGATGGTTCGCTATGCCGACCGCAGCGTCACCTACCGGTCGCTCGACGAAATGATCCGCACGCTGCGGCTGATGGAGTTGGATCTAGAGCCGCTTCCCGGCAACAGCCCGCGAGGGCGAACCCTCACATCATTCTCGAAAGGCTACTGACATGGGCGTGTTCGACACCCTGTTTCCCGGCATGGCCGCGAAACGCGCAGAGTCGCGCCTGAAGAAAGCCAGGGCCGAGATAGCGGAGCAGATGCTTGCCCGCAGGTTCGAAGGTGCAGCAGGCGGACGGCGCAATGAAGGCTGGCGCGCTGCAGGAACGGATGCAAACGCAGAGAACGCCCCAGCGCTGGCTCTACTTCGCAACCGTGCCCGCGACATGCGCCGGAACAACCCGTACGCAGAGCGGGCCATTACCGGCATTGCCGACAACGTGATCGGCGCCGGTATCGTTCCGCGGCCAAAGGCCAAGAGCGCCCGCGCAAACAAGAAGCTCTCGGCAACCTGGGCGCAGTGGGGCGAGTCGATCGCCTGCGACGCTGACGGCATCGAGAACTTCTATGGCCTGCAGCACAAGGTTATGGAGACCGTCGCGGAGGCTGGCGAGTGCCTGATCCGCCGACGCCGGCGCTTCAGTTCTGACGGATTGCCGGTGCCGATGCAGCTTCAGGTTCTTGAGCCTGACTTCATCGACGACGCCAAGAGTTCCAGAGCCAGCGGGAACCAGATCATCCAAGGCATCGAGTTCGATGCGCTCGGGCGGCGCGTCGCGTACTGGCTGTTCGACGAGCACCCGGGTGCCGCTGCCGGCCTGGTATCAACTCAGTCGAAGCGGGTGCCGGCAGAGGACGTGATCCACGTTTTCATGCCGCGTCGCCCAGGACAGGCTCGCGGTTACACGTGGCTTGCTCCGGTCATGCAGCGCCTGCGCCACTTCGACGAGATGGAAGACGCCGTAATGGAGCAGGCAAAGATTGCCGCCTGCTTCGCGGCATTCGTCACGCAGGGCGACATGGCGGGCGGAGCCAAAGCGCCGCCTTTGGTTTATCGCATGGAGCCTGGCCTGATTCAGCAGCTGGCCATGGGCGAAGACGTCAAGTTTGCAGCACCGCCAACCTTCAACGGGTACAGCACCTATGCGTGGCAGGCGTTGCATGCGGTATCGGTCGGCCTCGGCATCCCGTACGAACTACTCACCGCCGACATCAAGGGCGTGAACTTCTCCAGCGGCCGGATGGGCTGGCTGCACTTCGCGCGGCGCGTCGATGTGTGGCAGTGGCGAATGATCATTCCGCAGATGTGCGAACAGGTCTGGAGCTGGTTCATGGATGCGCAGACGCTGATCCCTGGCGGCGTACTTGAGGAGGCCGGCGCCGAATGGGTGCCGCCACGCCGCGACATGGTTGACCCTAGCGCAGAGGTCTCGGTCATCAAGGACCGCATGCGCCTTGGTCTGCTGACGCCAGACGATGCCCTGCGCGAGATGGGTTACACGGACCCGGACGAGGTTCTGGACCGGTTCGCAATTCACCTGAGCAAGGTCGACAAGGCCGGGCTGGTGTTCGACTACGACGCCCGCAAGGTCTCCGCGGCGGGGCAGCAGACGCCTTCGCCATCCACAACCACCGAGAGCACCAACGATGACGGAAGCGACGATCAAGACGCTTGAGACGCCGATGCTCAGCCTGCGCGCTGCCGTGCGGCCTGGCTCAGTGGACATCGAGCAACGCACCGCCGAGTTGACCTGGACCACTGGCGCTAAAGGGCGCCGCTGGTCCTGGGAGGTCGGCAGTTACATGGAGGAGCTGGAAGTCAGCGAGAAGGCCGTCCGGCTGGAACGACTGAACAACGGCGCGCCTCTGCTCAACGCGCATAGCGCCTACGACCTCGACGATGTGATCGGCGTTGTCGAGCGGGCGTGGATTGAAGGCAACGAAGGCAAGGCGATTGTCCGCTTCAGCCAGCGCGAAGAGGCCGATGCCATCTTCCGCGACGTGAAGGACGGCATCTTGCGCAACATCTCGGTCGGCTATGCGGTTCACCGCTACGAAGTGGCCGAGGAAGAAGACGACAAGCTCCCGACCTACATCGCCCGCGATTGGGAACCGATGGAGTTGTCGCTGGTGCCGATCGGCTTCGATGACGGCGCCAAGATCCGCAGCGCCAAAACCCCGGCCGAGTACCCCGGCCAGCGTTTCAACACGCAATTCGAAATCCGGGAGGCCGAACAGGCGCCCGAGCAACCGGCCGCCGTGGCCACTGAAACCCAAGAGGAAAACGAAATGACCGACGAAACCCGCGCGGCCGAAGATCAAAGCCAAGCCGCCATCGAAGCAGAGCGCAAGCGCTGCCTCACCATCCGCAGCATGGCCAAGAAGGTCGGCATTGCCGATGAGTTCGCCGACGACCTGATCGCTCGCGGTGTCAGCTCGAGCGATGCCAGCTCCGCAATGATCGACAAGCTGGCCGAGCGCCAGGCTTCCGATCAGCCCAACACCCGCAACGCCCAGCCCACCGTGGTCACCTCCGGCGTGGATGCGTCCGTGGTCGCCGCCAAGCGTGGCGCCATGCAGAACGCTCTGCTTGCTCGCTGCAACCCCAGCGTCAAGCTGGAAGAGAACGCCCGCGAGTTCCGCGGCATGCGCCTGATCGACATGGCTCGCGAGTCCGTCGAGATGGCTGGCGGTAACGCCCGCGGCATGACTCCGCAGGAAATCGCCCGCGCCGCGCTGGGCTGCGACCGCTCCGCTGTCCGTGCAGCTGGCATGCACACCACCAGCGACTTCCCGATCCTGCTGGGCTCGACCGTCAATCGCACCCTGCGCGATGCCTACGCACTGGCCCCGCAGACCTGGCGCCCGCTGGGCCGTCAGACCACCGTGTCCGACTTCCGCGAAGTCAGCCGCGTGGCGCTGGGCGACATCGCCGCACTGGAGAAGGTCAACGAGCACGGCGAGTACAAGTACGGCTCGCTGGAAGAAGAAGGCGCTCCGCTGAAGGTCGGCAAGTTCGGCAAGATCATCGCCATCACCTGGGAAGCCATCGTGAACGACGACCTGTCGGCCATGACCCGCATTCCGCAGGCGCTGGGCGCTGCTGCTGCTCAGACCGAGTCTGACGTGGTTTGGAACCTGCTGCTCGGCAACCCGACCTTCATCGACGGTAAGACAGTATTCCACGCTGACCACGGCAACCTGGCCGCCAGCGGTGGCGCGATCAATACCACTACTCTGGCCGCTGCCCGCGCCGCAATGCGCAAGCAGAAGTCCAAGGCCGGTCACTTCCTCAACCTCGGCCCGGAATACCTGGTTGTTGGTCCGGACGAGGAGCTGGAAGCCTACCAGTTCACCAGCTCCAACTACGTGCCGGCCAAGAATGCCGACATCAACGACAGCCGCAACGCTTCGCTGCAGGTCATCGTCGATGCTCGTATCACCGGCAACCAGTGGTACCTGTACGCCGCTCCTGGCCTGGTCGACACCTTCGAGTACGCCTACCTGGAAGGGGAGCAGGGCGTCTTCACCGAAACCCGCGAGGGCTTCGAGGTTGACGGCATGGAGATCAAGGCTCGCCTGGTCTTCGGTGCCGCCTGGAT